AATATCAATATGATTGATTATACCAATATGAGATACCATATAATATAATATATATTATATTATATAATAATAACATTATATAGAAAAGTTATAGTATTTGAAGATAAAATAACAGATACTGAAGAACAGATAAAAACAACTGTTCAAATGATGAGAAATATAGATCTCAATGGTGCCTTTGAATCTGATGACGAGGTTGGAGAAGTATTTCGAATGATGAACACCTTAACAGAATCACTTGGAGAATATATCTATGGCGAAGAAACGGAAGAGTAAAAAGAAATATTATTTTACTCAAGAAACAGAAGATGCAATAATTTTATATAATCAAACTGAAGACCAGCATCTAAAAGAAAAGATTTATGTAAATGATTTAAAGTATCCTTTAGAAAAATTAGTTGAAAATGTTTTTAATACATTTAAGTTTGATTATTTTGATGATGCGCCTTTAGATGTACAGACTGAAGTATTATCATTTATAATGCTCAATCTTCACAAATATAAAGGAGAAAAAGGTAAAGCCTTTTCATACTTCAGCATTGTTGCTAAAAATTATCTTATACTAAATAATAATAAAAATTATAAGAATAAAAGATTATCTTTAAACATTGATGAGTCTGATGACGTCTTTAATATGGAAGACGAAGATGAAAACATGAGACAGAAAAATCATATCAATGAGTTTATTGATACAATGAATATTTTTTGGGATGAAAAGATTCCTAGAATGTTTGATAAAGAAAGAGATAGAAATATTGCATATTCTATTTTAGAGTTATTTAGATACATTGATATTATAGATTCTTTTAATAAAAAAAATATATACTTTTTAATTAGAGAAATGACTGGTTATACTGGTCAACATATTACACCAGTATTAAAGAAAATGAAGCCTTTACAAAAAAGGATTTATGATGATTTTCTTTCTGTTGGAACAATAGACTTTAAAAAGTATAATTTGTAATCATTATATATATTTATCATCATGAGCATAAGTTCAAAAGATGATATCGTTTTTGGTAATACCAGCCTATCAAATATACTAGAAGATATTTACACAAACAGTAAAAAGAAAGATACTAGTATACATGATATAATGAACTCTTTCATGTCGTCAATGAAAGGAGGCAAAGACATTGCATTAATAGGCCCAGTCATAAAAGATCTTTTAGATGTAGGTGTAAAAAACGACGAACAATTAGTTAAGGTTGCAACAATTATCCAGCGCATTATTAATGCAGGTCCTGGATCAGAAGATGATGCTCTTGGATTAACTGACCAAATGAAAGAAGAGCTGCTGAAAACTGTCCAAGATATCGATGATAATAATAAAGAATCGGACACAAAGCTCGATGAAATAAAAAAACAAATGGAGGACCTTAGCTATGGCACGGAAAATGACGCTAGCATCAAGCCGTGATTTACGCGCTCAAAGCTTTAATCCAACACAGTCTACAGTCACGTGGGTTGTCGCAATAGTAACAGATGTTATTGTTAATGTAGATGATACTGATTTAACATCATCTGCTGCTGTAAAAGGAAAGTTATTATCTAATATTGAGTCTAAATCAACTCAATCTGAAGTTACATTCTATCCATTAAATGCAAATACAACTAATGCTCCTATCATAGGAGAAACAATTCTTGCAGTAAGAACTGGCGACAGCGGTTATTTTTATATAAGTTCAATTAATACAAACGGGTCAATAAATAATAATATTGATTTGTCGTATGATGGAACATCAAGATCTGCATCTACACAGTATGTTCAAAAAAGTATTATAAAAAACCAACGTGATAATACAATAAAAATTGAAGATCAAACAAGTAAGTCATTAAATACAGTTGAGCTGCAGCGATCTTTGCGAAGAATTGGTGACTTAAAGTTTGAAGGTAGATTTGGCAACCATATAAATTTATCGTTTGATCAACAGAATAGACAGTTAACATCTATTAGAAACTCAGATTCTGTAATAGTATTATCATCAGATAGTAATGAAGGTCAAAGAATAGAAGGAATAACATTTGACTCATTGTATGGATCAGAACAGTCTTTACAAAATGTAGAATCAAATAAAATAATTATTGATTCTGATAAGTTAATATTTCGATCAAGAAATGGAAGTACATTTTTTGAAAGCTCTGATAATATCGCATTAACATCTAATAAATCTGTGACAATAGATTCACTTGAAAATATTTCTATTAATCCAGTTCAATCAGGCGTTGTTAGGCTCGGTGGCAATGCTCAAACTGCAAGTCATCCATCTGTACTAGGAGATGAACTTGTAACAACATTGTTTTATCTATTTACTGCTATAAAACAATTAACAAGCATTGTAACCGATCCTAAATCAACAGCACCGTTTGATTCTCCAACAGTACACTTTGCGTGTAAAACAATTGATTCAACGTTGAATAATATTATAAAAACAAATGATGTATTTACAGAATTAAGTAATTCTATTTTATCTAAAAAAGTATACATTCAATGAGTTTTAGAACATTACCAAAACTTGATCTTGTAACACCGTTAGGCCAACTAGCGGATTTAATAATATTTAGTTCTGAATATATATTTAACAGAAAAAGAATTATTTTATTAGAGCTAGAAAAAATAGAAGTAGAACAAAAACAGTTAAAAGATCGATTAAAAAAATTATCTGAAACAAATATCGCTGAACAAAATCTTGACGCATCTGTGCCAGATTTAGACCAAATTAATTTAAGCGAGTTAAAGATAAATGAAATTACAAAGTTAAATAATCAAATAAAAAGAAAAAATCAATCAGAAACATTCACAGATGAAAGACTATATATAACTTCTAGATTATTGCAAATTCAGGCGCGCAAACTCACAATCGAAAAAATTCAGCTTCCTTCTCTAGATAAACTATTAGAATTAGAAAAAGAAAAAATAAACGAAGGAAAAAAAATAACTGATCAACTCAAAGAATTAAGAGACAACATAGATTCATTGTTTGATAAATTAGAAGCTGCAATAAAAAGCGTTTCTCCGAGTCCACCACTTGGTCCGTTAATTGCAAATATTCTACAAATTGTAATCGATACAGTAAACGCAGTTATATTTTCGCCATTGATACTTGCAATATCTATATTTGAATCTACAATAAATCTTGCAGAAAATACATTTATCAATACTGATGAGAACAATTAAACTAAATCTAATACAAAATAATATTTATACTATAGCATGAAACAATCATCGAATAAAAAAATTGTAAAGCTTATAGATTCAATTGTTGAATCTAAAATAAATAAACTATTGCCTCAGATTGTAGAGCAAGAGGTAAATCGTGTATTAACTGAATCAACACAACAGCAGCCAAAGACGACACAGCCTCAACAAAAACCTAAGTTTGATAAGAATAATATTACAGAATCTTTAAGATCAATGGTTGGCGATGATATGAATGAATGGAGGACTGTTTCATATAATACACAAACTGGAATTCCAGGTGTTAGCGCGGCATCTCAACACATGACAACACACGATGGTCGCCCAATTGATACATCAAATGACGCTGTTAAAAGTGTAGCACAAAAAATATTTGATCCAAGCATGGGCGAAAGATTTAAAAAAGCAAATGAACTTGCAAAAAAACGAAACGGTAGAATATAATGAAACCAATTGGCATCGATATTCCGATTAGGCGTGGAAGCAATGGATTCTTTAAACAAACGTTTTCATCTGCAGATGCCATAAAATCAAATATAAGAAATCTTCTTATGACAAACTTTGGAGAACGGCCTATTAATCCAACGTTTGGAAATAACATGAGAAGATTTTTATTTGAACAAGATCTTTCGGTAAACTTAAAAAAAATAGAAAAAAATATAACAAATATAATTGAAGCTAATTTTGATTCAGTAATAATTAATGATATTTTATTTGAACGCGGTAGAAACGATAATCAAATAAAAATTGAAATATTATTTTCTCTTGCTTCTATTCCAACTGTTTTAGAAAGAGTTAACGTAGAAATTAAATCAACAAGCTAATGGCTCTAAATTCAATAAACAGAGATTTTGATAAAAGAACGCGAGATGTAAATTTACTTGCTAAAGATTTTTCATCGTATAGACAGCGTCTACTTGATTTTGCTAAATCATATTTTCCGAATCAATATAATGATTTTTCTGATAACAGCGTTGGAAATATGTTTATTGAACTTGTTTCGTACGCGTGCGACGTATTATCATACAATATAGATTATAATTTAAAAGAAAGCATTTTAACGCATGCGTCTGAGCAAAAAAATATTATATCGATTGCACAATCGCTCGGATATAAAATACCATTAACATCTAGATCTACAGCAAAACTAAAAGTATTTCAATTGCTTCCACACAATGCTAGCACTAACGGACCTGATTTTAATTATGCGTTAAAAATTGCTGAAGGAATGAAGGTTGGATCTGAATCAAATTCAAATGTAATTTTTAGAACGAAAGAAACAATTGATTTTTCAAACAATCAAAATATTGCCGACCCAGAATCAAAATATAGAATATTTGAACAAGATGAAAATAATGACCCATTATTTTGGTTAGTTGAATATTATAAAGAAGTTACTGTTGTATCTGAAAGGCAAGAAAAAACATTAAGTATAGATGTTACAGATCCACAACAATTTTTAACAATAGAAATACCAGATACAGATGTAACTGAAATTATATCTGTTACAGATTCAGATAATAATACATATTTTGAAGTAGATAGCTTAGCACAAGATACAATAATAGATTCAGTTGAGTTAGATACGGACGAGCTTCCATTTTTTGAACCTGTAATCCGTAGAGTTCCACGCAGATTTATTACTCGAGTTAATAAAGATTTAAAACTTCAAATACAATTTGGATCTGGTACTACAGACGCTGAAGATGCACAGGTAATTGAATCATTTAAAAATATATTAGAAGCCGAAACATCATCACAGCTTGCGATTGATCCAACATCATTTTCTAGGTCTAAAACATATGGTAAAGTTCCATCAAATACAACACTAACAATAAAGTACAGTGTTGGTGGTGGCGTAGAATCCAATGTTGCTCAAAATGATATTTTGAATTTAAATGAAGTTAATTTCTTAAATGATTCCGACTCAGTTGATCAAGAAATATTGTCTAATATTAAATCTACGCTTTCATTTACAAATGAAGAAGCTGCAACTGGTGGCCGCGATATTCCAAGCATAAGTGAAATAAGACAAAATGCACTTCAGTATTTTTCTACACAAAATCGAGCAGTCACAGCTGCAGATTATAAAACACGTGTTTTAGCGATGCCACCAAAATTTGGCAGTGTTGCTAAAGCAGTTGCACGGAAACATCAACCAAAAAATAGTACTGCTCCAACATCTACTATTGATATTCATTTACTTGGATATGATTCAAATAAAAATTTAACTACATTAAATTCTCAAACAAAGAAAAATTTATCAACGTATTTAAATGAATATAGATTATTAACAGATGGTGTTAATTTATTAGATGGATTTATCATAAACATCGGCGTAGATTTTTCAATTTCTGTTTATAATGGATATAATGTTAATGCAGTATTGCTCGAAGCAGTTGAAAATGTAAAAAGCTTTTTTGACATTTCTAAACAAGACTTTTTTCAACCGATATATTTATCAGATTTGCAATTAGTCATAGCAAATGTTGATGGAGTCAGAACTGTAAATAATGTTCAAATAAATAATTTAAATGGAGACGGATTTAGTAACATTGTATATTCAATCACAACAGCCACAAAAAATGGTATAATATATCCTTCTATAGAACCATCTATATTTGAAATTAAATATCCAAATCAAGACATTAAAGGAAGAGTAGAATGAAATATTTTGTTACTAGCTCAAAAGATGCATCTGTATACACTGATTTTAAAAATCAAAATACAGGAAAAGATCAAATATTAGATTTATTTAAATTTAAAACAGCAGATGTTGATAGATCATCTAGAGCATTTATACAGTTTGATTTAACTAATGTTTCTGAATCAATTGCATCAGGTGAAATTACAAGTGCTTCTTTTGATCTTGAATTAAAAGCAACAAAGATAAATCAGTTAGTGCATGAGTTTGATCTTGAAATTATGCCAATTTCTCAGAGTTGGTCGGGTGGACTGGGTAGACGTCAAGATTTTCCAAAAACTACAGATGGTGTTTCATACAATTATAGAGATTTTATCAGTGGTAGCGCATGGGCGACACCAGGCGGAGATTTTATTACATCACTATCTAGATCGGTTTCATTCAATCAACACACACACGATCTAAATGTAGATGTTACTGATATTGTAAACGCCCACATAGAAGGTACACTGCCTAATTATGGAATGGTAATAAAGTTTACAGATGAAGAAGAAAATGATTTAAAAAATTACGGGGAAATAAACTTCTTTTCGTCTGAAACAAATACAATTTTTAGACCAAAGCTTGCAGTTAAGTTTGATGATCAGGTAATAAACACAGGATCATTGACTCAAACATCAGATGAAAATGCATTTATTACAATTAAAAATTTAAAGAAAGAATATATAGAAGGACACACATATAAATTTAGATTACATACACGTGATCAATTTCCTTTACCCACGTTTACAACCGGTTCTGTATATCAAATCATAAATTATTTGCCAACTGGAAGTAAATATTCTATTGTTGATAATGTAACTGGTGATACTATTGTTCCATTTGACGATGAATCAAAATTAAGCGTTGATTCACAAGGAAATTATTTTAATCAAAATTTTACAGGATGGGAGCCAGAAAGATTTTATAAAATAAAATTTAAGATTGACAACGGAGACGGATCATCTCAGCTTATAGATAAAAATTATGTATTTAAACTAATTGAAAATAATGTTCGATAATCTTAATAATTTATTGGATAAACCTACATTTAATGTAACAAACATTAAAAAGATATATGATATATTTCCTAGATCTATTAAAACAAATAGAATTGTATCAAGCGAGCTATTACAGACGCTTGAACGAGAAGTAGAAAATCAAGGAAAAACAATAGAGCAGCTACAGTCACAGATTGAAAGAATACTTAATACTGAATTAGCTGCATCAACAACTGCATCAGAGCTAGCATCGTCTCTTGCGTCATTAGGTCTTGATAATTTAGTAGATGATCTTGTAAGAACATTTGCAGATCAAGAAAAAAATACATTAATATCACAAGGCTTTATACAAATAGGCTCAGACTCAGACGTGCTTGTACGAGTAACACCAATTGAGTCTGAAATAAATGATAGATTAGATCCATTTTATATGCTTCACGCAGGTGATGATAATATATCTAGTGCTGATGTAAAATCACCGTCTTCAATAGAAATTAAAAATGTTGGGAGTGTTCCAGCATTTATCAAAAAATATGAATTATGGACTGGCACAATAGATGATGGAAATCTTAGATTTATATTAGGTAATAGAGCTGTTGATCCTATAAATAGAGATGATATCAATGTATTTAAATTTAAAGATTTTCCACAGTTATCAGAGCAAATTTACAAGTTAGAACCAGACACATCTATATCAACAACTATAACAAATGAGTATACAAGTTTTGGTGATTATAGACGACGCGCATACTTAAGAAAAAAAGATGATACTACAGATATAATTGGTAGGCTTTATATCGCATCGTCGCGTAGTAGAGAAATACTTGAAAGAGAAATTGAATCACGTGATGTTAATATAGCTCAGCGTGGTGGTAGAAATTTAAATAATTTTACGTCACTTGGTACGATGAGACTTAGACTTACATAATGATAACATCACAAAATAACATATTATTTCCAAAAGTTGAAAAACAAAGAAATCAAATATTTGAAATTAATAGGCAAATAGATGATAAAGATTTAACTCATGTTGTTATTCAGTGTTTTGATTTATTTCAAAATTTTTTGTTTAAATCTGTAGTAAAAAAATCAGAAATATTATCAATTACTTCTGATACAGAATTTACAAATTATATTAAACAGCTTATTATAGAAAATGAATTAAATACTGAAGGTATATATTCAGTTGAATTATTTTTTGTAAATGACGAGTTTGAATCATTTGATAATGAAAAAAATAGATTTATAGTAACTGAAATATCTTCAGATAGAACAGAGCTTAGATTAAATCCAAAGTCTAATGATCAAAAATTCATTGATAAGTTTAATTTATTTAAGCAATATTATTATATAAATCAGCCAGAGCCTCTCAAGGAATTTGAAATATTTATTGATGAATTTTTAACTAGCTATTTAACTAATTTTTATCAGCAAATAGAAGGAGCATTTGTAAATAATATCATATTTGCATTATTTGAATCAGATGAAATTGAAATAAAACGATTCATAAATTCAACTGTACCAAATAGCGATGATTCACTTAGTGATCTTGAAAATAAAATTTCAATAAGCGAATTTACAAATAAAATATTATTACAATTTGATGAAGTACTTAACGCATCATCAGTTGAAGTTAGAAATGATTTATTTAATACTATTACTAGCAATCAATCAATTAGATCACTTCATAATACCTATATAAATGCTGTGAATAATGAAGAATCACAATCATCAATTAATGAAAAAAGAAAAGCTTTATTTGAGTTAATTTCTTCTACAATTAGTGCTAATATTATTACATTTATTACAAGCAAATTTAGTGCTAAAAATATATTAAACGATATTAGCACTAATTGTAGAAGAAATTAACTCAAATAAAGCTTTTCTTTTTTCATTAATTGATGATTGCGATTCTTCAT